CTTTTCCTTTTAATCAACTTGTTAAATAAATGATAATGCAAACAACACACTTTCTTTTCATACATTTCTCTGCTACAAGATAAAATTTTACAAACTCCATAATAATCTAAAATAATTCTTTCAATACCGTCTTCTTCCATATATTTATTAAATTTCTGATGCAGAAGGAGAGGAACACTTTCTTCTTTTCTTTTCCTCAAAACTGAACCCTGAGGTTCAAGTTCAGTATGTGTCACTCTATATCTAATAAATAATAAATCTAAAAATATATATACAGTAAAACAAAATCCACAAGCAACCAAAACATAACATATAACCTCCTGAACTGGTAACTGAATATATTCATTAGAACCCTGAGGTTCTGATGAATAATTTAAATACACTTCTAATATTTCATCATATTCAGGAAATTGAATCTCTTCATGATATGTTTCTCTATATACATTTTTATACAGTACACTCATTTCTTCAAACTTACATTTACCATGAAAGAAAAATTCCCTAATAGAATTTTGCATTGATGCTTGAGCTTGCTCAATTGGAGTTATGTTTTTAGATTTCACCCAAACTATAAGAGAATTAACTATATTATTTTCATCTAAAGGAGCCATCCAAGAAGATATAGACTCATCAAATACAAATTTTCGTTTCAAAAAAGTCGCTTCAGATAAACTAATAAATGGCACTGAGACTCTATCTTTCTCAGCCATAGTAAATACAATTCCAATTTTAGCTAGTTCTCTCTGTTTGATAGTATGATCAAAATTTTTACACAAAGGAGACACTGATGAGATAGAATCATCACCATATACCAACGTCATTACCAATTCAAAATACTCATTAACATTATTTTCAGCTGAGACAAATGCATACATATCAAGTAAAATATTACACAAACAATTCAATAAAGTAGTTAAAGGATTCCCTGATGGTAAAACTCCCATAAAACCTAATAAATCTCCATCAAAACTCACTAAAGCACAAACAATATCAGCTTTTGCTACTTCCATCGCAATTAAATCAACTTCACTATACCGCTTACTATATGTGGCAATCTCAATTAAAATATTAAAAGCTTCTCTCAAAACTCGGACCTGTTGCTTCTTATCAAATTTACTATAATCACCAGCAACAATTCTATCATGCCACTTAAGAAAATCCGCTATATCACCCCACTGTGAACTTTGCACAACAGTACCAATAGCCGTTCGTGAAGCTAACCTATTCCTTTGAAATAAACGTACTAGAGGCAAAAAATACTTCCGATCAAATAATACTTTAGGCAAAGGCGCTCCAAAAAATAAACGTGTTCCAAAATTTTGACACTTAGCATAAGGCAAAGGTTCATCTTTTTGTGAAACTTGATAAACTGTAGGTGATAGAATATTTGAGCGAGCTAAATGATCAATACGATAATATTCTTCTTCTATCTCTGGTGAAAATAAAATTCCTTCAGGATGTCTATCAGTTGGAGCAAATATCATATGCTTTTTCTTCGACTCACACCAAGGAAAACCAGCTGATGTATTTCTATTTACTTTATCCATATAATCAACAGAAGGAATTCCATTTATATTATCTTCCAAGGATATAGTTCCTAACTGATCAAATTCTTCCATAGAAACACTACTAAACAAATGCTTCAAATATGCTTTAGAACAAATTTTAAGAATCTTTTCATCAGCCAAAGATGATTTAACAGTCATATCCAATAAATTTTTATGAAATATATTATAATGATTCATAGGAGGCTTTGATTTCAATTGTTTATACCCTAAAATCTCAAATTTATCTGCCATAGGTGTTCGTTCTACATTTGACTTAGCTCTAGCTCCTCCACCTTCTATTGATCCAAAACGAAAAACAGTTGATTCTGGTTCCAAAAATGCGGGATGAGATACTTTACGCTCTGTAATTAAATTCTTACTCTTAGAAGGAAAACTGATTTTTGGAGCAATCACATCTGGACCTAAATTAATACTCATAGA